GTCGAAAACGTGAATGTGCGCAGTGCCTTGGCCCATATTCATTTGAGCAAAGCGCGTTTCAGCGTTCTTCAGGATAATGCTATCGAACCCAAGTTCCGATATTATCTCCCCAATAACATGGAAGGATATTAGGTCGCCAGTCTCAGGGTCTTCAACATATTGAAGCGCCTCTGCCTGCCGGAAGATATTTTCCAAGTCGCTTTGTGTTGCGCCTTCATTCGCAGTTTCAGCAAGTTGTCCGTATATTTCCTGCGCATCCAGATCATAGCGCAAAGCCACGGCTTCGACTGCCTCATACAAAGCATTAGGCGTTTCGCCTTCAATCTCCCATCGCGCTTCGTCGATAGCGTCTTCATAGTCATCACGGTTCGCTTCGACCTCGGAAACGTCCACACCCTCATTTTCCGCGACTTGCTCAACCGCCCTGCGCTCTAACGCGTCGAAGTCTGTAAACTCAATCCATGGACTATCATCTGTGCCGACAATGAACGGCTTTTCAGTACGGACAAACACTTCCAATGTTTGAGGCGTTGCGCCTGCCAACTCTTCGCGCGCCATCTGCCGCGCAGTATCCATGTCAATTTCGCCATCAGACTCGCCTTCAATGCGTTCCGCGCGCGTTTCAATGCGTAACGTAAGGTCAGGGCCTTCTCCAGCATAGTTACCTTCAGCGTCATCCCGTGAAGACGTGAAGTAATTGACCGCGCCAAACTGGCCTTCTTTAGTTCCCTTTACAGAGGCATCGAACGCTTCAAATTCGTGCGTCGTCCCATGGAAGGCACGAACAACAAACGGACCTTCGCCGGTAAAGTCGAAGTCGTTTATTTCTTCAGGCTCAATTACAGGCGCATCAGTGCCAGCCCATGCCTTGAACGCTTCACTATCTTGTGGCGATGCGCTTTGGAACAATATCCGCGCATCAGCAGGGTCGAACGTGCCGCGATTGTTGACGGATTTTATTTGTTCAGGGGAGAAAACTGCGAGCGAAATACCACCCTCATCAGTAACCAAATAGCCGTCAAATCCTCTAGCTTTTTGGCTTTCGACAAACGCCGCTTCATTTTGTGTTGGATAGCCACCTATAGCATCCGAACGGCCACCAAGCGGAGCCGTGGCACGAACGCCGCTTTGTATTGTCTCTTGCAGGCTTCGAGGGTTGTGCTTGATAATCTGCCACGATTCAGCCGAATTGCCCTCGCCAACAAAAAACCGATCTACGCCATCGGCCTTTGCCTTGGCTTCAATTTTAAACCAATCAGCCTCCGTATATGTGTCCGCATATTCTGCGAGTGCAGCCTCTTGCTCGCTAGAATAGTTAAGGCCATCAATGCGACTAGCACGAAGATAAACTGGCATAACTTGGTTAGGAGAACCACTGCCCCGGTCAGATGAACCTCCGCGCGCTCCCGCCATCGCCCCATCGGACGTAAACGCAAAATACATTGCACCACGCCAGTTTGTCTTGAACGCATCAAAATCAGCAGAAGTAGCATGATACACAACCAGCGGACGCCCTTCAGCATCAACCACCTTGCTATCACCGAACCACGCCCAGAAGTTCCGCAGCCCTTCTTCAGTCTGCGCTAATGGCTGGCCGTTGCTATTTGTCGTGGAACGTTCAACGCCATCAATCGTGATAGTGGCCTGAGTATATCCACCCAACTGCGCATCCTGTGCCTGCATGATAGCAGCGCGCATTTCTTCGCGCGTCATGTTCTGCGTATCAAAGCCCGCCTGCCCTAGAAACTCATCCAGTTGCATTGCAAGTTGCTGCACGTCATCAACGATACGTTCCTGCGCATAACGGGGAACGCCGCGCAGTTCTTCACCTATCGCTTCCAGCAATATGTTAGCGTCGACCAGTTCCGTACTGCCGTCCAGTTCGGGGAAATACCCTTCCTCAATAGCTGATACCAACACACGGTCAGGCTGATAATTGCTATCAGACACGCCGAGCATATTGCCCTGTTTCTTGTTGCTGGCCTTCAGCGCCTTCTTCTTGAATTTGCCGACATGCCATTTGTCCAGACCCATCGACTTCAGATCACCGCCGTCATCGGTAATGCCGCCGCGTTCTGCGATCCATTCAATCAGCGATTTACCCGTTTGCGCTTTCGGGTTTTTCATCGTGAAATAGGAGTTGATAACCAGGTCAAGATTGTCCGCATTGCGCGCAGCAGCCAAACCTTCAGGCAAAACATTATTGACCGTGACGTCAAACTCATTGCCGGTCAGTTGTTTGCCCAAGCGTTCCGCGCGCGTCGCATATCGCTGGACGAGAAGGTCAGCCTGTATCTTTGCGGTCGACGGGGTAAAGCCTGCGTTCTGCAATTTCTGGTTTATCGACGTCGCCAGTTTCTCGATAGGCTCCAACTTCTTTGCGTTTGCCTGTTCTTGTTCCGTCATTGACCGTTCAAGTTCGTCCATCACATCGACCATAGCTTCGTCGAATGTCTGTGCTTCACGGCGGGAGACACCGCCAGCGGACAGGCGCACATCGTCCTTCAAGGTAGCCCATGCCGGTTGCAGCGCGACAGCCGCCTCTTCGATAGGCATAAGCACGTCACCGCCCGTAGCAGCCGCTTCCTCAACCTGATTAATCCATGACGCCAAAGGCCCGTCAGGATCATACGCATCAGACTGCATATATTCCTGCAATGCCTCACCGGACACATAGACGTTGGCAGCGCCGTTCTCTTCGGCCATGCCGCGCAGCATATCCTTGAACGCTTCAGGATCACGTTCACGCAACTTCGACTTCTCGGAAGCCTTCATCACGTTATCAAGGAACAGCGCTTCTTTCTTGGCATTGCCGCTTTGCAGCAGTTTGGAAACGACAGGAGCGACAGCCTCAATAATGCGCGGTGTTTCAATACCCGTCCTGATAGGTGCAGCCATACCGGCACCACCAACAGCACCAGCCAAGCCACGGTCCAGAGCCTCGCCGGGATTGAACGCTACATCCGTCCCGATTGTCGCGCCGCCATACTCAATGACTTCCTGCGCAAACTCTGTCCCTGCCTCGACAGCAGTGGCTTTTACAATGCGCTTGGCAACGGTATCCGCACCCGGCAATATCAACCGCTCGACACCCAGCCTGTCCAGATAGCCCGACAGAAGCGCAGCAGGCGACGCTACAGCCACATCACCCATAGTCGCTTCACTACGACCACTATTCTTTGCGCGCTCTTGTCCTATCTCGCCAGAGCGACCAGCCGTGTAAACAGGAAGCGATGCCACCGCCAATATCATGTCTGGAATAGACGACGCACCCTGTTGCCGAATGAACGTAGCGATATTGCCGACAGTCGGATTCTTCTTGACGGACTGCCAATCAACTTCATTACGGATAGGCGATGCCTGAATAGCCTCATTCAGTTCCGCGCGCTTCTTGAATTTCTCACGACGAACAGGCGCGCTCGTTTTCGCAGCGGCCGACTTCTGCGCTTCAGGCGTCAGGCTTTCAAAGAAGTCATCGGTCGCAACAGCAAAGCGGTCAAAACCACCCTGTATCCCGCGAACCCGCCGCGTCATGAAGTCACCGGCCTGCTCTAACCAGCCATCATCTTTTAGAAAGTCATCCTGCAAATCCTTGAAGGCTTTGCCAAACTTCGCAAGGGATACACTATCATCGACCGCAGCAGCAGCACCGCGCGGGTTATTGACTGCCCACTTCGCAATCGAAGGATGCTCCTGCACAACACCCATGAAGCGGTCGCTGGTTATGGACTTTTCATAGGCGTCCACACGATCTTCAACCAGCACCGGAGGCTCACCCGTTACGCGGGAAACGCGATTAACGCGGGCAATGGTGTCAGGCGATGCAGATAGGAATAAGCCTTCCCGAATTTCCCTGTCCCGTTCTTGACGCAACTGCGCATCAAGAGGGTCGAAAGTCGCTACAGGCTTCTTGCGCTTTTTGTAGAGTTCATCATAATATTCAAGGCTAGGAAGTGGCAAGGGAGGCTCCTTTCCTATAGACTAGGATAAGCAGCATACCCCTTGAATCGCGTTACCAATACTGGCCTTTGCCCAAGCGATAGGCGTTACCCAGCTCCTCTTCATTCGGCGCGCGGCCATAGATCGACTTGAACCGCTGCTCCACCTTTACGCGATCCTTCGCCGGAATGTTGTCGACTTCCAGTTTGTAACGCGGAATCGCCCCTTCACTAGCCCACAAGATGCCTTTCTTGACCGTCTTCACTTCGCGCGTAGCAGAACGGAATGCAGCCTCATATTCAGCATCAGTCGGAGCCTTGTTTGTCGACTGGTAGCGCTGGCGTAACTCAGCCTCCATGATGTCATAAACCTTCACAAAGTCTTCGTCGGCCACGTCAACGCCGCCGTACTTCTTGCCCCATGTAATTGCAGACTGGATACCGGAGCGGGGATTAAACGCGCCGGGCTTTTCCTTGCGCATCGTGGCTTGCTTGACCACGAAAGACTCAAATTCAGATGGCGTAACCTGACCTACGTATTGCCCTAGAGAAAGTTCCTTAAATCCTTCAGGGTCGTTAATGGCTTGAAGGTTCAACTCTAACGCAGTGCGCCCATTGGCCGGAGCGGCCTTGGGTTCGGTATTGCGGACAGTCACGTCCTCATATCTTGCTCTCGCTTCTGGCGTTAAATTCTGGACAACATCTGAAGGCAACTGCGAAAGGCTCGTAAACTTATCGCCAAGACCGATAACAATAGCACTCGCCCTGCGGTCAGCATCATCTTCGCGCCTTGCAATTAACTGTTCATCGCGCCCTATCTCAGTGTCAGCACGGCGCTTTGTCCCCTCGACTTCTTCGTAACCCCAGCCCTCTTTCTCAGCCAACGCATCAATCTTGCTATAAACATCAGCCTTGTCCCATCGACGCGGCGCATTTACAGATGTGGGAGCCTTCTTAAAATATTCAGACGGGCTTACTTTTTCCCCCGTGGCAAGCGTGGTAGTCATGTGGGCGTGTGGACCTGTCGACTTCCCCGTATTGCCGGAAAGCGCGATAACTTGGCCAGCCTTAACAGTGTCACCAACCTTGACGTTGACACCGCTTAAATGAGCCACGCCCATTTTATCACCATTACCAAATTCAATAATGACCTGCTTGCCACCACTTGCGCTTGGCGATGTAGAAATTACCCGCGCTTCCGAAGGCGCTTTGATAGGTGTTCCGACAGGCATGGGGAAGTCTTCGCCGTTATGACTGCGCTTCCCTCGCGCATCACCTATCCTGCCTGTTACGGCTATCGTGCCAAACCCATCAAAAGGTGCGGTGAATTTACTGGGAGGTTCTATGACCTTCCCTGGCTCACCTTCGACAATGCCGATTGCCCTTGTGTAGTTGTCCAGAAACTTTCGGTCCTGCAAAGGTTTTTGCAGAGCGTTACCTAGGGCAAGTTCATCGTTCAGATTTAACTTGTCACGATGAGCCTCGAAATATGCGCTTGCCCCATCAACGTCAGGAATAACCTGCGCCAAAAAGTTTTCTACAACACCGCGATGAGTTCCGCTTTCATACTCTTCGCGCTTTTGCGCAGCTACTTCGTTTGACCAGCCATATTCTTTTTGCATGTCGTCAATAACAGCCAAGCCGGTAGCAAGATATTGCTGCGCAAGATCAGGACGGTCCCAGTTTTCAAAGACGCCTTCCCTTGCCATCTTGGCCTGCGCTTCCATTGTGTTTCGTGTCTCGACACGCATTTGCTTCTGCGCGTGTTCACCAACCTTGATACTATCAGCGGCATAGTAACCGGAGACACGTTCTTCCAGCATCAACTTCATGCGTGGAGTAGTGGCTTTGCCGAATATCTCGTCACGGACCTTCGCAAGTTCTGCGTCAGTCTGTGTACGTGCACCGACTGCATTCAAACCTTCTTGCTGTTCAAACTGCGACCTAATCTGCGCGGCGCGCGTTTGATATTCCAGTGTCAGCTTGCGGCTTACCGTATCGTCAAACTGTTCATCAATCTTGTCCTGCATGACGGCAAAGTCATTCAGCGACTTGCCGAAGTTCGCTAGACCGTCACCGATTGAACCGGGATCACGCGCAGCTTGAAACCGTGCGCCAGTTGTGGAAGCAGGCGCAACGCGGTTAGGTTCGTACGTAGGCACACGAGGCATTAAGCAGGCCCCATGCGCGCGCCGTAGACCGACTGGAATGTAGGTTTGGAGGTAGTGCCCCGGCCTGCCTTCATCTGGCTATACTGACTTGCCCCTGAAAGCGCCGTACCTGCCATATCAAATGCGCCATTTACCAAGGCATTGGTGGCAGCAACACGAGACGAGTTCGCATCGGCGCGGAAGTTGGAGGCGTTAATCTCGAAGCCGCGCGTTCTTTGTGAACCTTGCTGGTAAATCCGGTTGACGTCTTCGCGCGCCAGCATGTCGGTATCTTGTGCCACGTCGACAGGTGAGCCGAAGTCCAGAGATATACCATTGGCCGCAGCCGTTACCCGTTGCTGGCCTTTAAGCGCGGCAGTACGGCGATAATGCTCTAACGCAGCAGTGCGGGTATTTTCAATCTCGGTGCGGGCGGCTTCGTTTTCCAGAGCAGCATTGCGGTCAGCAATCTTCGCCTGATACTTTGCCTGCTTGTTCGCCTGCAAAGCCTGCATACCTTGACCCGCAGCGGTGACTACGGTTGCAGCTATGGCAACCAAAGTTGGATCGCAAATCTTACTTCTCCCCCATCAACTCGAAACGGCGGAAGGCGATTCCCTTGTGATACTGCAAATCGTCGTGCACCACGAACCCCCATTTACCCAACAGACGGATTGCCTTGAAATTATCCGCAGACACTAGATTAGCGGCGCGTGGGCTTGAATCGCGTATGATCGACACAAATGCAGGCCCCCATAGTAACAATGCCTTGCCGTGTTTATAGACTTCATCAGTCCCCAAGAACCAAGGAACGCCCGTTCCCGTCAGTGCCGAGTTGACCACCAGCCCAAACATTGCTTCAGGCTTTCCGTCGACCAGTGCCGTCCAGACTTTCGTGGAGTTGAACAGCCCTTCGCGCAACGCCATTTTAGGACTATGCCCCATCGCCTCACATTCAATCCGGTCAATGTCGCGCATCCGCCGTGCAATCCGGCCTATGTGGCTAGGACGTGCCAATACTACATCAACCCGCATCAGGTCGCTACCCGCCAATTAAGACCCCACCACAGGTTCCATGAACACGCCAAGCAGCGTGAAAGGTAAAGGCGAAGTCTGCCGGACATGGACAGATGCCTCCCCTGAAACGACATTCGCACTGTCTACTAGATAATCGCCCGTCATAAGATCATCAGGCGTACCCCATGCTTCGTCCGTTCTCGACTTCACAAGATAGAGATTGTTCTCATCAACCCCACAAAACACCGAACGGCTCTCATGCAGAGACAAGGTTATCTGCCCTGTCTGTTGCTTGCGGCCCACGTTGAACCCTTCACCCTGCGCATTGAAGCGGACTGGCAATGTCGTGACATCGACCTGATACGGGATGCCGAAAGAAACAACAGAGCCAGTACCGACATTCTCAGGCAAGGTCACACTACCGTCAGTAACAGTCAGATCATGAACAGCAACGCCATCGACAATACCAACAACATCGGTACGCCCTTCCAGATGCCAGAGGCCGCTAAATTCAGAACGAGGCGTTTCAAAGGTTGCCGACACTGCGCAATCCATGAAGCATGTTTCGGTTATGGCATCCCAGCGATGCGACACCATGCGCTCCATGAACGTGCGGGGAACCCCTTCAAGTTCACGCTCGACAATCATGTAGACGCGATCCTCGCCGCCTTCGGTAATGCAGCAGACAGACTTCACCAGCCCGTCAGTCTCGCATAGCGTCCAGCCCCATACGTTCTGCTCCTGCTCCCATGTAAAGCAAAGCAGTTTGCCGTCACTACGCGCAGCCCATATCAGCGACCTAGGCTCCTGCGAATAGCACCAGGACACAATATCAAAGCCGTCCAGAAAATGTGGAGAGTAGATCGAAACATCGCTCGACTTCAGCCCGTCAAACTCAAAGCTGTAACCGATTGTCCGCACACTATCGCCGGTAGACGGAGAGTAGAAGACCACGTTGTCAATCACCAGAGGAGGCAAGCGAGAAGAACCCCTGCCTATTTGACGCCGTGCGGCCTGTGAGGACGCGGTAAGCACACCCCCTGCCCCATCACCATCGACATTGAAGATACTGTCCGAGGTAAGCGCTATGAGGCTTGTAGTGGACGCCAGTTGCTCAACGGCATTAACCCTGCCAGCCACAATCGAAAAGGACAGGCTATCATCATCGCGCAAGGGACGTGAGCGGTCGAAGTTCTCAAACTGGCCAGAGCGCGAACCCCATATCGCATTCGGTGCTTCGGTAGTCCGTGCCAGTATCAACCGTTGCTCAAAGAAGGTAACCGTCGAAGGATTGTCTGTCGTGAATGGGCTAAATGCCTGTGGCGGCGCGCGATCCAGTGCAGGGCCGATGTTGTCATCTGTAAAGGTCAGGTCTTCAGTCGACCCGATATAGCCATAAAACTGGCTGTTATCTGCCTTGTAGATATTATAGCGGTCAGCATCCGTAACCGCAGACCATGTGATAGTGTTAAAGTTGCGCTTCAGCGTCAGGTCATTGTTGGCAGTGTCTTCATTGGAAGCGCGGCTCTCCTGCCCGCTATCATCGTTCAGCGCAGTGACAACATAGGTTGCATCCTGAGGGAAGTACGCATCGCCTGAGTTGTCAGCGTCGACATTCGGGCTAGTGGCAACAGCAGAGCATCCAGTAGGCGCGGCGATGCTAGGGCCAAATGTGACTTCGATAAACTCCCAGTCATCATGGTCATTGCGTACCAGCTTGTGCACGGCATGATTAATGTGCGCCAGATACATTGTATCGGCAGTCTGCTCAAAATCGAGGTCATCCAGTTCGACACCGTTATAGGGCGAACCTACCACATAGACGCGCGATACTCCCATTATGGAATAGCCCCACCATCGCCAAGCGTACCGCCACCAAAGCCACC